CTGGGCGCAAGACAACCAGTACGGCAAAGGTATGCGTGCCACGTTGAATGGCGTGCAGTTCCGTCGTGATGGCGATCGCTTCTCAGGCGGCGAGCCCGCAACCGAAGACGACTTCGAAGACCTCGCAGTTAACGAATTCGCAGACGACCTGGTTTAACCATTTACGGGGGAAAGCGGATCGCTGTGTATCTGCACACAGACCGAGTGAGTATTCGGGACATAGCCGCAGCGAGTACCCCACCACTTTTAAGGACTGACATGACAACCGAACAACAAATCGAGCAAGAAATTCAAGCAAAAGGATTGACCGCTCCCCGCCTAACTCCCGATCAAATTAGCGCAACGATTGTCGACGAGGTTTATCACGTATTCCCTGGCACGACTATTACCGTTTGCTGCCTGACGCTACGCAACGGATTCACCGTCATAGGTCAAAGCGCCGCGGCCAGTCCAGCAAACTTCGATCAAGAGATCGGTATGAAAATCGCTTTCCAAAACGCTCGCGACAAGATCTGGGCGCTCGAGGGCTACTTACTGAAAGAACAATTATTCAACAAGTCAAAGGAATGACATGGCACTTATCTTAATCACTATCAAAGACCAGGACGACGGCAGCGTAGCGGTGCAAATGACCGACGAGCCGCAGGTACTACCCGACCAGGAGCAATTCACTCCCGCACAGAACATCGCTGCGGCCGCGCTTAATGCGATCCATAACGAGCTGCAAGAACCGCAAATCATCGATCCAAGCAAACGGAAATTGCAGCTAGTAGGCGCGGACGAAATGCCCCTTTAACCCGAATTAGCGGGGACCTCTACATCTTCAGCTGCGCTGGCCTACGCGGCAAACAGGTTGAGATCGCTAAACGTGTTGTCCCGCTTTTTTGAACATACGACACGGAATGCGCAAGCCAGGAGAGGTCAGCAATCATTGCCCTGGAAATCTCGACAACGGCCTTTTTTAACTTTGGATGAATATGAAACTCTGGTGTGACCTCGAAACCTACAGCACGGTGCCTATCAAAAATGGCACACATGCCTATGCTGAACCGGCCGAGATCCTTTTGTGGGCCTACGCTATCGACGACGGTATCGAGCAGGTCTGGGATGTGGCCAGCGGGCAGCCAATACCAGTAGATTTATGGTGGGCGATTCGCGAGTCAAATGTCGAGTACTGGTGGCACAACGGCGGCATGTTCGACCGAGTGATTGTCAAGCACGCCATGCCTGATTTGTACAACGACATGCCTGCCGACCGCTGGCGCGACACGATGGTGCAAGCACTCGCCCATAGCCTACCCGGTGCGCTCGCAGCTTTATGCGAAGTGCTCAGCATCGAGGCCGATAACGCCAAGGACAAAGAAGGCAAAGCGCTCATTCAGCTCTTTTGTAAGCCACCAGGTAAGAACCTGAAACGTGGACGGGCGACCGCGGCCACGCACCCAGCCGAATGGGCAAAGTTTATCGAGTACGCAAAGAGCGACATCCGCGCCATGCGTGCCGCACACAAGAAAATGCCTAAGTGGAATTACCCAAACAACAAACAAGAGCTTGACCTCTGGCTTCTGGACCAAGAGATCAACATGCGCGGCATGGCAGTGGATCTTGACCTCGCGCACGCAGCACTTCGCCTGGTTGATAGTGAGAAGGCGCGTTTGTCCGAGCGCACCGCCGAGCTGACGGGCGGTGCCGTGGAGTCCACCAGGCAAGTCAGTGCCACGCTCGCTCACATCCTGGCCGCGTACAACGTAACCCTGCCGGATATGCAGGCATCAACCCTTGAGCGCCGGATCGCTGACCAAAACCTGCCAGTGGCTTTGCGCGAATTGCTTGCGGTCCGACTGCAAGCCAGTGCTACCAGCTCTACCAAATACCGCGCACTGATAAACGGTGCGAGCTCAGACGGAAGGCTTCGCGGCACCTTGCAATTCGATGGCGCCTCACGCACTGGCCGCTGGGCCGGTCGTCTATTCCAGCCGCAGAACCTGAGCCGTGTGCCTAAGCACATTGCCAAGCAGTGGGAAATCGCGATCGATGCCATTAAATACGACTGCGCGGACATGTTATTCACGAACTTGATGGAGCTCGCTGGCTCTTGCGTGCGTGGTGCAATCGTCGCGCCCGCGGGCAAGCGCCTGGTGGTGGCCGACTTATCCAACATCGAGGGCCGCATGCTCGCCTGGCTTGCTGGGGAAGAGTGGAAGCTCGAAGCGTTCCGCGCTTACGACCGCAACGAGGGGCCCGATCTGTATAAGTTGGCATACGCCAAGTCATTCGGCATCAAACCCGAAGCCGTGACTGACGACCAACGCCAAGTCGGCAAAGTTCAAGAGCTCGCACTGGGTTATGAGGGCGGTGTCGGTGCGTTCCTAACATTCGCGGCCGCCTACGGGATTGATCTGGAAGCAATGGGTGCGCTTGCATTCTCGTCCCTACCCTCGGATATTCGCGAAGAGTCCAACGGATTCTATGACTGGATGGTCAAGCAAGGCCGCCCGACTTTCGGCTTGACACGTCGCGCCTTCGTTGTGTGCGACGGGTTCAAACGCTCATGGCGCGCAGCGCACCCCGCCACCGTGAACTTCTGGAAAGAACTGGGCGACGCAGTGGTAGCTGCCACCAATAACAAGGGTGTCGTGTTCGACGTGCGCATGCTACGCGTGCGCTGCGACGGTGCCTGGCTGCGGATCCGTCTGCCTTCCGGCCGTTTCCTTTGCTACCCGGGGCCGAAAATCGAAGACGGCAAATGGTCCTACATGGGCGTCGATCAGTACACCCGTCAGTGGCAACGCGTGTACTCGTATTCAGGCAAGGTCGCAGAGAACGTGACCCAAGCCGTCGCGCGTGACGTGATCGCCCACGGCATGACGCTTGCCGGCCAGCATGGGTATATGCCGATCACATCCATTCACGACGAAATTCCGTGCGAGACACCTGACACCCCAGACTTCACGACCGAGGGCTTGTGCGCGCTCCTGGCCACGAATCCAGAATGGTGCCCAGAGTTGCCCCTAGCTGCTGCGGGTTTCACCTCTTACAGATACAGGAAGGGCTGATCGTGCGTGAATCAATTATCGAAAAGTACCTGGTCAAACGCGTCAAACAAATGGGCGGCGAGATCCGCAAATTGCAATGGGCCGGACGCAGCCACGCCCCTGACCGCATGGTTTTTCTTCAGCACCAGATGCCATTCCTCGTGGAGTTAAAAGCCACGGGCGAAGTACCACGCCCAGGTCAATTGCGCGAGCACGCTCGCCTCATTCGCTTTGGTATGCGCGTTGAAGTTGTCGACAGCATCGAGCGCGTCGAGGAGATACTGGCATGAGATTTGGATCTGTTTGTTCAGGTATTGAAGCTGCTTCAGTTGCGTGGAAATCGCTTGGCTGGGAAGCCGCATGGTTTTCTGAAATTGAACCTTTCCCATGTGCGGTATTAGCCCACCATTACCCAGAGGTTCAAAACCTTGGGGATATGACAGCCTTACCTGAATTGATAAACGCCGGAGTAATAGAGGCTCCCGATGTTTTTTGTGGCGGCACGCCGTGCCAAGCTTTTAGCGTTGCGGGCAAACGTCAATCCCTTGACGATGCACGCGGCAACCTTTCCCTAGTTTTTTGCGAGATAGCCAATGCAATCGACAGTATCAGATCAGACCTCGGACAACAGCCCGCCATCATTTTCTGGGAAAACGTCCCCGGAGTTCTCAACACGAAAGACAATGCTTTCGGATGTTTTCTGGGAGAGCTTGTCGGTGAAACAAGTGCGCTCACAGCGCCAGGGGGTAAATGGTCAAACGCTGGTTGTGTGTATGGACCGAAAAGGTCAGTCGCGTGGCGGATTCTTGACGCCCAATTCTTCGGAGTGGCCCAACGCCGCCGCCGTGTGTTCGTTGTCGCAAGTGCTAGAGACGGATTCGATCCTACCGAGGTTCTTTTTGAGTTCGAAGGCGTGCGCAGGGATACTGCGCCGAGCAGAGAAAAGGGGGAAATCTCTACCGGAACAATTAAAAATAGCGCTACAGGCCGTTGGCCAGTAGACGTAGCACCCACCCTGAATGCTTCTT